ACCCTCTACCTAGAGCGTCAGCGTTGGATGATTGAGGACTTCCAGGCTGGCACTATGCCAATGACCTTTATGAAGACCGACTCGACCGAACTGAACCACCTCAAGTTGGCTGAGTTCGAGCGCGTGTTTAACGACAAGCTCGTCGGATCTAGCGAAGAGCGCCACAAGGTCAAGGTTCTGCCTAAGGGCTTCGACCCCATCGTGGCCCCGAGCATGTCCGAACGCTACAAGCCCGAGTACGACGAGTTCATCATCAAGCGCATCGCCAGCATCTTCGGAGTAGCCCCCAGCCAACTCGGAGTCATTGCCCGCGCTGGTCTTGGTGGCGGTAAGGGAGCGCACGACGGCGAAGAGATGTCCGCTGAGACGGTTTCAAGCCGTCCGATGGAGAACTACATCGTTGAGTGCATCAACTCACTCTGCCGTCGCTACCTCGGCATGGACACCAACCTCACGTTCAACCTGAACTACGACACCTCCAGCGAGAACGAAGAGGTTCAGGCCAAGGCTTATCAGACCTCGCTCTCAAGCGGAGTGCTGACCTTGAACGACATTCGCGGCGAGATGGGCCAGCCCCTCTACGACATGCCCGAAGCGGACGAGCCATTCATCATGACCCCCCAGGGTCCGGTATTCCTAAAGGGACAACTAGCCATCGACCACGCTGGCGAAACGATTGGACAACCAAGTGAAACGAACCCACAAGGCGCACAAGAAGCACTCCCACAAGTCGGTGCGCAAAGCCCACTCGAAGATAACGGTCAAGGCAAAAATCCGCAAACTGGTCTAGAGGCTCCACAGAATCAGACCGCCAAAGAGATGACCGACGTTCTCGGACAAAAGGCTGCAGAGGCAAAGGCTTACAAGGTCTTTTCCCGCAAGCCCCGAGGCCGTGAGTTTGAGTTTGTTTTCCACACCCCCGAAGAGGCCGCAGTCCTAAAGGCTCAAGTTGCCGACTTTCACTCAGGGAAAGCAGAGATAAGCGATACCCCAAAAGGACATTCGCTTACTAAGCGCAAGGCCGAAGACCTACCAGGCTACGAGGCCCGCGTAAAGAACGAAAAGAAGCACCACGCTGCAATTCTTTCAGCTCTCGGCGCTGGCGTTAAGGGCGTGAAGAAAGCCATCGACCAAACCTTGGCTTCGGTCCACGTCGCAGGAAACGCTGACGCAATTCTGTCGGCTACCAACTTGGCAATCGCCCAGCACGTCACCCTCGACCCCGCGCCAATGGCAAAGGCTCTCGAGGGACTGATTAAGGATGCCGGACAACTCGGCAACATCGGTGGCTCGGCTCAAGTCCAGCGCATTCCTTTGACCAAGATTGGCGACCAACTCCAATCCCGACTGCTCAACATCGACGCAGTCACTAAGGGAATTGGCGACACCAGCCTGACCCGAATCCGCACCGCCATCGTCGACGGCGTGGCTAACGGATCTAGTGCCTCGGACATTGCCGACCAAATCAACGCAGTCATAGCCGACCCCTACCGCGCCGACATGATTGCTATTACAGAGACAAACACCGCCTACAACGCCGGTGCTCTCGACACCTATACCGAAGCCGGTCTGACCGACTGGTATTGGCTGGCTTATGACGACGCTTGCCAAATCTGCCTAGACGCAGAAGCGGCGAACCCGCACCCGATTGACGACACAGACGTACCTAGCGACAGTTCACACCCGAACTGTCGTTGCACCATCTCACCCTTACCAGGAGAATAACAAAATGGCCCAAGAAATTACCTACGTTGGCATTGGAGACCTGACCTACAAGGAAGCCGACGACGGCTCCATGTTTGTCTACGGTCTCGCTACCGACCCTACGCTGGACCTAGACCAGCAAATCTGCGACCCAGGCTGGCTGAAGAGCGCCATGCCCCAATGGTTCAAGACTGGTGCGAACGTCCGCGAACAGCACTCGGCTATCGCAGCCGGTGTAGGCATCGAGCTCAACGCCGACGGTGACAAGTGGATGCTGAAGTCCGAAGTTGTAGATCCAGTCACCCAGACAAAGGTCCGCAAGGGAGTCCTCAAGGGCTACTCCATCGGTATCAAGCAAGCCCAGGTAATGAAGTCTGACGAGGCTCCCAACGGCGTAATCGTCGGAGGCAACATCGTAGAAGTATCATTGGTCGACCGGCCAGCCAACCCATCAGCGCGAATCGAAATCGCCAAGTCCGTAAATGGAGAACTAACAATGACCGAAATCGCTAAGGCCGACGACATCCTGCAAGAAGCCGTTATGACCGAGGCTCCTGCCGCCGAGGGTCGCACCAACGAGGACGCAAACCTCGTTTGCACCGACTGCTCAGGCGAGGGCAAAGTCCACACCAACAACAACGAGTGGCTCACCTGCGAGATGTGCGGTGGAACTGGACTCCGCCCCGAGAACAGCCCAATCGACATCATCCAGGAAGACCCCTCACACCCTGCAGCCAACCTGCGCCAGGACACCGGCATTACCGACGCTCCCAAGGCAGACGAGCCAGAGGTCGAGAAGCGCGAGTTCACCGACGCTGAGCGCAAGGACATGGCCGAGGCTGGTCAAGCCCTGCCTGACGGCTCGTACCCAATCAAGACTGTTGGAGATCTAAAGAACGCCATCCAGTCATTCGGACGCGCCAAGGACCCAGCCAAGGTTAAGGCTCACATCATTGCCCGCGCTAAGGCTATGGGCAAGGAGTCAATGATTCCCGAAGACTGGACTAAGTCGACCGAAGCAGACGTTGAAAAGGCCGACGACAACCAGCACAACCTCGCAGACCTCAACGCTGTACGCGCGTCACTCATTGCCCTCATCAAGGCTGAGCTCGACGAGATGCTCAACGGCGACGAGGACGAGATTTGCGACGTGAGCGAACTACTCTGCTCACTACAGATTTTCCTCGACTGGTGGACCGATGAAGCCAGCGAAAATGAAACCGAAGCCCCATTCACCGGATGGGACGAAGACAAGGACTACGACATGATGTCATACATGGGACTCGGCGTATCAGCCGACCTAATCAAGTCAGCAAGCGCACCAGAGGCGACCGAAGAGGTTCGCGCTGAGTTGCGTTCAGAAATCGTAAAGGCACTCGGCCTTGACGACACCACCACCAAGACCGCGCTGGCGGAGGCAAAAGAGGAGCTCGAACTCCTAAAGGCCGACCTCGCTGCAGTCAAGGAGATGGCAGTACCAGGTGGCCCAAGCCTGCGCATGTCGCAGAACCAAGCCGCCAAATCAGCACAGGTTGACCAACTGCGAGCAGAGGCGGATCGCTACCGTCGCACCGCATCGCAGGTAATCGATACTGGACTTCGCAACGCCTACGTCGAAAAGGCTCTCAAGTTAGAGCAAGACGCAGACGCAATCGCGAAGAACTAGCAGTACCCCTAACCCACTAACCATCTCATAGGAGAGAAAAATCATGGCAATTACTGCCCCCTCCATTGACGAACTCTTTGGCGGACTGCCAAAGGAACAGCGCCTAGACCGCTTCGAGGCTTACAAGTCGGCTTTGTCCGCTTGCCAGACTCGTGGCCGTGTAGAAGCAGCTCGAGGCGAAGCCTCATTTGAGCGCGGCGTTGGAATCGTCAAGTCTGCTGGCGCACGTCTTCGTGACGACCTCAGCAAGTCCGTATCCGCCGACCAGTTGGCCGCCGTTGAGTCTGCACTCGCCGGTACTGACATCGTCAAGGAATGGACCCTTACCAACCCACTTTCGGGTGCTCCATACACCAACATCGGTTTGGTTCCCTACGACCTCCAGCCAGCATTGGAAATGCTCGTTCCGAAGACTTTCATTCTTCGCAACAGCATCGCCCGCGTTGGTGCAGTTGGTCAGGCTTTGGAATTCCGTCGAATCCTCGGTGTTTCTAACTCCCGCACCGGCGGCGTTGGCAACCTGAACACATTCTTCAACTCCAACACCAACACCCAGTCATTCAACGGTGTCACTCTTAACCGTCCAAACCTCATCTCATACTCGGCTGACCGTATCGTCAAGCCTTTCGTTGAGCAGGGTATCTCGGACTCCGTGAGCCTCCAGGCTGAGTTCGCTGGTAAGGGCTACGCTGACCTCCGTCAGTTGAGCCACACCGCCGCGATCTGGTCACACATGCTCGGTGAAGAGAACAACATGCTGAACGCTGTTTCGACTGCTTTGTCAGTCTCCGGCGTGACCGCAACCATCGCCCTTGACGCAACTGTTTCCGGTTCAGGTCTTCCTGCCGGTGCTGTGTCATCGCCATACATCACGTTCTCCAGCGCGGCTGGTGAGTCACAGGCCATCGTGCCATCGGGCTCAGTCACCGCAGTTGCTGGTCAGGGAATCAAGGTTTCGGCTTTGAGCTCAACCCCTGCCGGTTGCATCGGAATCAACGTGTACGTGACCGTTGGTGGTTCGTTGTACAAGGGTTCGACCCCTGTGAACGCTGTAGGCGCAAGCCCAGCCAACTTCTCAGTTGTCACCACCGCCCCATCAACTTCAGCCGACAACGGTTCCGCTAACGGAAACGTCTTCGGTGGAACGACCCTCGGAACCTCAGGCTACGACGGCTTCGTTTCAGAGTTGACCAACCCTACCTACTCGGGATACATCAACGCGCTTAACGGCACGTTGTCGACCTCCGAGCCTGGTGGAGACTTCCAGTCCGCGTTCGTCTCGCTGTTCAACAGCGTTCAGGCTGACCCCGACTGGATCTTGACCACGGCTGCAGTTCGCCGCGAGTTGAGCAAGACCATTCAGAGCAACGCTTCAACTCAGGGCTACCGCCTCACGTTGGAGAGCGGCGCTGACGGCGTAGGCATCGGTTCAGTAGTTGGCGCTATCGCTAACGAAGCCACCGGAAAGCTCGTGGACGTAATGGCCCACCGCTTCATGCCTGCTGGTGTTGCAGTCATCCACTCCACTCAGTTGCCTTTCCCTGACTCTGGTGTTTCCACCACCGTCACGGCAAACAACGTTGTTGACCAGATGGTCATCGAGTGGCCACAGATTGGCATGTCGTACGACCTGTCGACCTACACCTACGGTACGCTTGCGTTCCACGCTCCAGCGTGGTCCGGAATCATCACCGGAATCCTCTAAACAGAGGACTCACTCGCTAGTGAATAACTAGCCATTGCGGGTTGAGCCGGTCAGAGTTTCCCCTTTCTCCTGACCGGCTCCCCGCCACTTCGCAAAGGGAGCATTAAATGAAAATCCTCGGTTCAAACCCAGGTCTCCAAGAAATCCAACTCGGAGAAGACGGCCCAATCAAGAAGCGCGACAAGGACGGCACGTTCCACGTCGACGACGCATTGGGTAAGAAACTCGTCAAGACTGGCGACTACGCAGCCACCGGAACCACGTTCCGAGGCGCTAGAGGCTACGTCTGCAATTCGTGCTACTTCACATCGCTCTTCCGTGACAAATGCGGTAAGTGCGGTTCAACAGATCTAACGCCAGAGGAATAAGTCATGCCAGGAGTAGTCGCACCGTTTATTAAGACCGAGGGAATCATCTCCCCCTACGTCAGCGTGACTGAGGTTCTTAACTCGGCCACAGCCTCATCGGTGGACTTCACCAACTTGGTTCCAAACGCCAGCCTCAACGCTCAGACCGCCGCTCTCCAAGACCTCATCGTCAAGGCATCAGCCAAGGCTGACAACTACTGCCTTGGAGCACTCGGAACACTCTGCGCCACGGTCAACACCGAAAACGGACGCTACTCAGCCAACCGCCTCGGGCAGTTCGTTATCCAGCCCTACTTTTGGCCCATCCTCGAGCTGAAGAGTTTCGAGTTCGGCTATGCGCCAGGGTCGGGCATGAACAACGTTCCACTCAACGACTCGAACACCTCGATTGAGCGTTATCAGTTCATCATCACCAACCAGTACGGCCTGAGCCAAGCCACCTCTATTGGCGGACTCAACATGGTCGGAGGCGCGTGGGGTGCAGGTCAGATGCAGTTCTGCCAGTACACCTACGTCAACGGCTTTGCCAACACATTCACCTCAGCCGCGATTACCGCAGGGGACACCTCGCTGACCGTGGACTCAGCCGTTGGACTTTACCCTGGCATGACCGTCACGATTTGGGACGGAGCCAAGGACGAGCAGTTCGTCATCTCAAGCTCATGGAACGGATCTAGTCTCACTATCCCGACCGTTAGCCCGCTGATTTACAGCCACACCACAGACACCAACGTCTCGACCATGCCCGCCACCGTTAAGCAAGCGGTCATCCACTTCATCGTGGCTATGGCCAAAGAGCGCGGAGCCGGTGGACTGGTCATCAACGAACTCGGCGAGCCAGTCGCAACATCCTCGGCAACCGTCTCTCAGGCATACGACGAAGCAGCCGGTTATGACCTGCTCGATGACTTCATCCAAGTTTGGGGTCGTGCGTAATGTCTCGGGCCACAGTCCGTCAGGCGATTACCTCTTACCTAGAGAACGCCAACATCGAGTACCTAACCAGCGTGAAGCCGTTCCCACCCAAACTGACTTTGGAGGGCGAGTTCTACAACGGTGCTGACCCTAACCACACCTCGGGTTGCATCATCTTTTTATGGATTGAAACCGAGCGCGAAAACCGCATTGCTCTAGGTGGAGCGCACAATGGTCGCAAGGTCGTGGAATACTCGTTTATCCTCGATTGCTACTTTAGATCCGTTGAGCCTCAGGCAGAAGACGCCGCAGCTCAGAACGAAGCCTTTCTCGACAGCCTCATCGCAGCCATTCGCGCAGACCGAAACGCCGGTGCGCCTGGAGTGGTCTTTGTATGGGGAGAGGGTCCACACCCACAAGGCAACGGCCCCGACATCGAGGTCACTTCGTATTACCCGCGCAACCTCAAAGCAGGTTCGCAACTCACCCAAACCTATTCCAACATCCGCGTAATGGTGCTGGAAGAAATCGACTCATAAGGAGCATCATGGCTAAGTTCACATTCAACGGTGACGAGACTCTCATCTATTCCGACATCGACGGTGCAAGCCTCGAAGCCGTACCAGGTGAGACTTACGACATCAGCGAAGCACCCGACGCTCGTTGGAGTGGCTTCACCGCCCCCAAGACCGTAGACACCCCTGTAGAGCCCACAGAAGCCCCTGTAGAGCCCGCAAACCCAACCGCCTAACCCAACCCCCACAACCCAAAGGAGCGCCTTAAATGGCCTTTTTAGTAGCCAACAGTTATCTCGGACTCTTGCAAGAGACCACCCGAGGCACAACCCCTCCAGCCGGTACTCCGGTCTACATCCCTGTATTTTCGCCACAGGTGACTCCAATGCAGACGTTCTTGCGCGACGAGGCTTTGCGTGGATCACCAACGGTTGTTTATGACCAAGTTCAGGGTGTCCGTCACGATGAATACGACGCGAAGTTCTACCTCTACGCTGACACATTCCCTTGGTTAGTGACCTCAGTCCTCGGTGGAAACGACACCATCTCCGGTGCTGGTCCGTACACCCACGTCATCAAGTTGTACAACAACGCGACTAACGGTTCACAGCCCCGCTCATTCTCCATCATGGACTTTGACGGTGCGAACTACTTCACCATGACCGGCGCTCAGGCCGACAGCCTTGGCATCACCTTTGGAGCCGAAGCCGCAGCCGAAGCGACTGTCAAGTTCTTCGCTAACCCTTACACCTCAGCCACTACTGCCCCAAGCCCATTCACGAGCTTGAGCCTTTCGACTGAGCACATGATTCCTGCTTGGGACACCACCATTTCAGTTGGCGGAACCACCTACAACTACATCTCAACTGGTGAGTTGACCTTGGCTCGCAAGACTGCCCCAATCTTCACGATGGGTACTCAGGCTCCTCACGTCAACTTCGCTGGACCGCTCGAAGTGACCGGAAAGTTCACCGCAGTAGTCGACAGCAACGCCGACACCTGGTCAACTGGATCTAGCGCCTACGCTTTGACCCGCTCACCTCAGGCTGTTGTAATCACGATGACCGACCCTAACGACACCGGACACTCATTCGCAGTCACCATGACCAGCGTTCAGTTCCACGACGTTAAGCGCACCCGCGGTAAGGAATACACCGAGGTTGAAGTATCATTTACGGCAAACGCCAACTCAACGGACGCTTCGACTGGCTACAGCCCAATCGCAACGACC